TCGAAACAAAAAAAGAGGCAACTGCAGAGCAAGAGGCTCAAGCCAAAATAAATGGCTTCGACGGCAAGCTGATCTTGCGCAAGCCGGTGACCGCCAACGGCGAGACGGTGATGGAAATCACCTTCCGTGAGCCGACCGGCGGCGATATCGAGCGCATTGGCAATCCGATCACGGTCGGGCTCTATGAGAACCAACCCAAGATGCACTTCGAAGCGCAGACGATGACGCTGATGATGGCGCACCTAGCCGGCGTGCCACCGTCGACCATCCGTTCGCTGCATCCGAAGGATTGGGAAAACGGAGCTTGGAAGCTGGCAAATTTTTTCATGCCCGACCTGTAAGGATCGAGGAGCTACTGCTCGAATGTTATCGGTTGGGCAAATACTACGGCGTCGGGCCCGACTACTTCCTGCGAAAACCAATCAGCGAACTTTTGCGGCATGGTGATTGGACCACGCGGCTGCAAGAGCGCGCCGAAATAGAGGCATCGGCAGACCTTGGCTGATCAGACATCAAACACAACACTGACGCTTAACGACGAAATGTCGGACAAGCTGCAGCACATCACCCAAGAGGTGATGGTCCTGCAGCGTGCGCTCACCGACGTCCAATCGCGCGGCAGCGAGAGCTTCCGCGGCGTCGGCGAGCAAGTCGCCAAGGCGCATGAGACGGTCACCAAGTTGGGCGAGTCGTTCGGCGGCCTGCCGCGCGAGGTCACCGCCCGCATGCAAGAGGTCGGGCGCGCGATGCAGGCGCTTCCCGGCATCATGCAGACGGTGGGTCGCGCGATGGGCGAGGCGACCGAAATGACCGCCCGCTTTGGTGCGGCGATGACCGCGCTCGGCGTGCCGGGCGGCCCGCTGGCTTTGGTGGGGGTCGCGGCGATCGGCGCCTCGGTCGCGATCGGCAAGCTGGTCTATGACATGGCGCACGCCGCGCAGACGGCGCGCAATTTCAGGGTCCAACTCGGCGTCGGCTTCGAAGGCCAAAGCACCATCGAATCGTTCCGCCGTGCCGGCCAGTTTTTTGGCTTCTCCGAAAGCGACGCCGACGCCTATCTAAAAACGCTGGCCGGAAAATTACGCGACTTCAACACCCAACAATATGGCGGCTCGCAACTTGAGCGGCTGTTGACCGCGCAGGGTCGACCGGACATCGCCGAAAAGCTGCGCGACACCTATCGCCAGACCGGCGACTTGGGCAAAGAGGCGCTCGAATTCCAAAAGCAGATGAATGTGGGGCGCACCGACAGCATCCGCTACACGCTGCAGCAACTCGGACTCGAAGAAGCGATCGGGCTGCAACTGATCAGGCACAACGAGCAAATTACAAAAACCTTCGAACTCAGCAAAGAGACGCGGCAGAGTGTCGAACAGGATTGGATCGTGATCTTCCGCGGCATGCGCGTCGCGTGGGATTTGATCAGCGCCGTGATCGAACGCGTCGGCGTGATCCTGCACAATACGTTCATCAAGCCGATCGCGGATGCGATCCGCCTGATGCAAGTCGCCTTTGAGTACGTCCAACAGGGCGGCCCGCTCGGGCAGAAATCGCCGCTGCAATTGTGGAATGAAATGCGCGAGCGCGAGCGGCGCGAGACGAACGAAGGCGCGTCGACGCCGCAGCGCGGCCCGACGATGTATCGCGGCTACATGATGATCCCGCCCGGCGGCATGGGTCCCAACGTGACCGGCGTCGGCCCCGAGGCGTACTACCATCCGCAATATTTCGGCGGCGAAGGCGCTGCCGCCGAGGTCGGCGGCATGTTCTCCCATACCAATTGGGACAAGTTTCTGCGCGAGCAGCGCCGGTCGACGAATGTCATTGACATGCGCGGCGGTGCCGGCGGCGGCGTCACGGAAATTGCGCAGAAGGAGGGCGAGGGCAACCTCTATCTGCGCGAGATTCGCGACGTGTTGGTGTGGATGCAATTTCGCATGAGCGGTGGCACTGCGGGCGCTGGCGCTGGCGCTGCCGGCGGCGGTGGCGGCGGCCTCGGCGGCGGCGCGGTCGGCTTTGGCAATCTTGGCGGCGGCGGCGGTGGCGGTGGCGGTGGCGGCGCGCCCGGCTTTGGCGGTGGCGGCGGCGGTGGCGGCGGTGGCGCGAGCGCCAGCTTTCCGCAGGGTCCGAACCTCGATTCGAACCCACATGCGGCTATCGGCTCGACGGCCGAGGCGCCGACGTCACTGTCGCAACTTGGCGGCGGCGGCCTCAAGGAAAACATCGGCGCATCGCCGGCCGTGCGTTCGGCGATCGAGGAAGGCGCCAAGGCCGCCGGGATGGACCCGGCGCACTTCGCGGCCATCGCTGGCATCGAAAGCAGTTTTGATCCGGGGAGCAACCGCAACAGGTCGACGCAATACAAGGGCCTTTTCCAGATCGGCCGCAGCGAGTGGGCGCGCGTCGGTCAAGGCGACATTTACAACGCGCGCGACAACGCGCTCGCTGCCGCGCGCTTGATGAATGAGAACCGCGCGACACTTCGCAAGACCTTGGGGCGCGATCCGACACCGGCCGAACTCTATTTGGCGCACCAACAAGGTGCCGGCTTTTTCCGCGGCGCCTTGACCAATCCGGCCGGCAATTGGCCGGCGCATTTTCAAGGATCGTATGCGGACCATGCCAATTTCGAGCGGCAATGGACGGCCGAGGTCGAGAAGCGCGCAGCGCGCTATGGCGCACCCGGCGGCGACGGCCAAGCGCCGCACTTCACAACCGATCAGATCAGGGGCGCGCTCGCTGGCGGTGGCGGCATGGGTCCGGCCGGCGGCACGGGCGGCGGCGCGGCTGCCGATCAAGCCGGGCACTCGCGCTATGAGCACGGCATGGTGTCGATCGGCGGCCAGCAATTCCATTGGGGCAGCGGCGGCGCGGGCGCGGGCGCGATCCCGTTCGGCTCTTATCCGATCAACATCGGCAAGGGCGACATCGGCCCGATCGGCCAGCGCATTGGTGCGGTCGCGACCGTGGGCGGTGAAGGCGGTGTCATTGCCGGGCCCGGCCATACGTTTCACGGCGTGCAAATTCATTCCGCGTTTTCTGACAATCTCGATCACCTTTACACCGAGGGCTGCTTTTCCGTGTCGCGATCGGAATGGCCGGCCTTCAAAGCCAAGCTGCTCGCAGAAAACGCCCGCACGCCCGGCGGCCTCGTGCTCAATGTCGATCGCAACGGCATGGCCTCGGTCACGCCGCGCGGCTCAAGCCGTGAAGTCGTGCCGGCGCACGCCAAGGACCCGTCAAATCGGAAAACCGAGGGCGCGACGTCTATGCTCGATCGCAGCCATGTCGATCGCTCGATCGCCGGCCGGCAGTTCGCCGATGCGTCCGGCCGCAAGCTCGGGCAGATCGACGTCAATTTCAATCACGTGCCGGGCCACGTCAGCACCAAATCGAGCATCGGCGGCTTTGCCGATCTGCGGCTCAAGCGCACGCCCGCGATGCCGACCACGGGCGGCTTTGGCACGGCGTCGAATAATCCGGCGGCCCACGAAGCATGATCTGGCGCCCGCGATCCCCGCGCGATGAGCCGGTGCAACTGCCACAAATCACCGTCACCACGCCGCCGCCGTCAGTCGCCGAGCAAACAATCGACGCGCAGCGCTATGACCGCGTCGACCAGCCGCAATTTTCGCAGCGCGCCCTCGTGATCATTGACGGTGTGGAATATTTTGAATGGACCACCGTCGAGGTCCGGCTCGCCGTGCAAGAGGACCCGCCGAACACATTCAGGCTCACGGTATCGGAACAGAACATTCCGCAGGGCTCGACCGACGCGTTTCGCATCGTCCCCGGCGACGTGTGCGAGGTCTATCTCGACGGCTATTTGGCAATCACCGGGTTCGTCAAAACCCGGCAAGTGTTCTACAGCGGCGGCGCGCATCAGGTCGAGATTCAGGGCTTTGGCCGTGCCGGCCGATTGTCACTCACGGCCGCGACGTCGCAGACTGGCGAATTCAAAGACATTCCGATGCTCGGATTGGCGCAAGCGTTGGCGGCGCCGGCCGGCGTCGGCGTGGTCGCGCTCGGCGCTTTGTCGGCGATGCAAATTCCGCGGGTGTCGATCCAACCCGGCGAGTCGGCAATGGAAGCGATCGAGAAGCACGCCCGCTCGGTCGCAGCGCATATCGGCGAAACCAACAGCGGGCAGCTCGTGCTCGCCGATATCACCAGCATGGGCTTCGACAATGTCGAATATGCCGTCGAGGGCGTGAACATCGTCGAGGCCCGCGAAGTCATTCAAGCCGAAATCAATGCCAATTTCCCGCTGACCGGACAGCGCCCGGGCGACGACAACACCAGCGGGTCCGACTCGGCGCAGCCCTACACCAACCAAAGCGGCAGCAACGCAATGGGGCTCGGCACCGCGACGCGTTCGTTGATGGAAATTCCGGCGTGGTCGAACATTCTGATGGGATTGCGCGCGCGCCACGAGTCGATCGTCAGTTCGACCAACAATATCGAGGTGACGTTGACGCTGCAGGGCTGGCAACGGCCGCACCTTGGCGGCCTGTGGTGGCCGCTCGGCGACAACGTCGTGGTCGATTCGCCGATGCTCGTGTTGCGCGGCGTGCCGCTCATGCTCAAGGCCGTCACCTTCACGCAAGACAACGAGCGCGGCAGCCGCGCCACGCTTGAGCTTGTCAACAAATTCGGTGATCTGGCCGCACAATTGGGGACTTGAATGACTCTCAGATCAAACACCACCGACGCCTCGCGCCGCGCGCAAACCTCAATCTCCCGCTGCACCATCCGCGGCTGCGATGACGGCCACGACATGCAGCAAGTCAAGCAAGCCGACGTGATGAATTCGGAAACGCCGACCGATTTCGAGCGCTGGCAATCGGTCGGCTTCACGTCCTATCCGAAAGATCAGAGCCAGCAAAGCCAGCAGCCACCGCAAGGCGGCGGCAGCAACGGCGGCAGTGCCGGCGATGGCGTGTCCGGCTTCAATCAGAATCAGCCGAAGGGCCCGGCGGCCGAGGGCATGATGCTCTATGTCGGCGGCTCGCGCTCGCATCCGGTGTGCGCCGCGATCGACGATCGCCGGGTGCGGCCCTACGGCATGCAGCAAGGCGAGTCGGCGGTCTATGCCAACGATGGCTCGGGCCAGATGCTCTATCACCGGCTGCGCGGCGATGCGAGCGACGGCGTTTATTTGCTCACGTGCGACCAGCAGCAAGGCGGCAGCGGACGCCAGCCGATCGACCTCGTCACCTATAACGGCGTGGCGCGTGATGCGCAGGGCCGCGTGCTGCGCAACAAGGACGGCAGTTCGCGCCAATCGTCGACCCGCTTTGTCTCGATCCGTCACGTCAACAAACAAAAGCAGCCGCGCAATTCGCAGAAATTGAATCAAGGCGGCGGCCAAGGACGTGATGTGCTCGATGTCAGATCAGCGCCACGCAACGGCGGATCATCGGGGAGCAATTACCAGCACGAAGGCGAGTCGGTGAACACCGAGACGCGATGGACCAACAACCAAATCCAGTTCTACGACGGCAGCAGTTCGGTCGGTTATTACGATCGGTCGAAGAAGCAATGGAATCTGAACATCGCCGGCAAAGGCACGATGGTCGCCGATCAAAACCACGCGCACATCGTCTTTGGTGACAACCAAATATGGGTCGACAAGGGCGGCTGCTATTCGAGCGTGCCGCTGCTCACCAAGCCGGACCCGTATGACAAGCAATGATGCTGTCGGGCTTCAATTTCTGGATGGTGATCAGCGCCCGGACGATGGCCGTCGACAACGCCAGTGTCACGGCGATGGATTTTTCGTCGCTGCCGACCAGCGTCCAAATGATCCAGTGGCGCGAAGGGCGCGGCGAAATCGAAGCCACGAGCGGCCCGGCGCTGCGCACGGTGTTCACCGATGTGACGCCGTATTGTGCGCTGTTTCAGCAATTCATGACGCTACTGCCAGGCCTGACACTGGCACAAGCGCAGCAAATCCAGGTCGAATTGATTTCGCTGCTCTACAACAACAAGCGCCAACTGCCATTCAACTTCACGATTTCCTCGGGGAATTATAATTGGGGTGCGCTCGATGGTGACATCGCCGGCATGACGATGGCGTATCTCTCGGCCGGCGACGGCGGCTTGGTCGGGCAGATCAACGATGTGGTCGGGCAGATCAACGACGAAGTGGTCGCCCCGCTTAACACGTCGGTGATGAGCGCGGGCAACTTCTTGAAAGACGTGAACGGCGATACCGGCGAGTGCGCCGGTCCAGGCCTCGCGACACCGATGACCGGCGTTTCCGGCGTCGCGCCGAGCGCCACGATTGCGTGGGTGCCGCTGTGGCCGAGCGGCGCGGTCAATCTGACCTCGCAGGAAATGACCGCTTTGATGGCCGGCCTGACGTCGCGGCGCAATACGCTGATGACGACGTTCAACACCAAGAAAGCCGCCATCGCCGGAATGACCGCAGTCAGCGCCGTGATTGCTTACGACGTCACGGCGGGATGGTAACGAGGGGCCTTCACGAATGGCGATGATCCCAAGCCGGCCGCCGGGCAGCATCGTCGCGGTGCCGGACCCGCCCGGCCGCAAGATATCCGGGGCTATTGCCAACAACCCGACGCAGGCCACCGGCCGGATGATATCGGGCGCGATCGGCGCCAACCCGAATAATCCGATCTGGCGCCGCCGTCTGCAATTGGCGTCCTACAAAAGCATGCCGTTCTATGTCGACCAGCAAGGCCGATCGAGCGGCCGGCGCGTCGTGACGTTCGAATATCCCAAGCGCGACATACCCTATGCCGAGGACATGGGCCGGTCCGCCATCCGCTATCAGATGACCGGCTATCTGATTCAGGCGCCGGGCCCGGGGCCGAACGAATCGCCGACGCTCTACAACGGCATGCCGCGCGATTACGACGTCGCGCGCGATGCGCTTGAGGGCGCGCTCATGAGCCCGCTGCCGGGCACGCTCGTCGATCCTTACAATCCGCGTTATTTCGTCACCTTGGCCGGCTACAACGGCACGCCGATCCAATTCATTTGCGAGCGCTACAGCATCACCGAAAGCCGCGAGAAGGGCGGCTTTTGCCAACTCGAAATGACGTTCATCGAGTCCGGCCTGCCGGCGGTCACGCTCGCCGGACTGAATTCGTCGGCACAGAATTCATCGTCGCAAGTCAATAGCGCGGCCAACGCCACGACCGACGCGCAATCAAACAACACCGACACCGCGCAGAGCGCAGCCAACAGTCAGGACCCGTCGACGTCCGCGACCGCGCCCGTGCAAGTGCCGTCGACGCCCGTACCGCCCGGCATCATCCCGCCCGACATCGCCATTCCATTCTGAAAAGGAGCAATCGATCATGGCTGGCAAATGCAATTCTTGGGTGCTCGACAGCGGGCTCTCCCAACTCGTGGCGCTGGCGACGCACGTTTACATCTGCTCGCAAGAGCCGGTCGACTACACCACGGCGACCGTCACCTATGCGCTCGGCAATCAAAATTTCGGTGCCGGCGCCGCCTTGAGCGGACCAACAAACCGCACCGGCACGGCCGGGCCCGGCGGCACGGCACCAAATCCCGGGCGCCAAGTCACCACCACCGCGGTGACCTCGGGCACCGTCACCGGCACCGGCAACGCCACACGGTGGGCGATCGTCGACTCCGTCAATCAAAGGCTGCTCGTCGACAATGACCTTGCCAGCGCGCAGGGCGTCACCGCCGGCAACGTGTTCTCGATCCCGGCATTCAATTTCGGAATCCCCGGCTCATGACCGCCAAAGCGATCACGCATAAATTCGCCAGCGCCATCGCCGAAGGCACCGACCCGACCATCGTCGGCCCGAACGAATGGAATAGCGACCATAACTTTTGGCTCGGCACCCGCGTCTATTCGCTCGGCTCGGCCGACACGATCACCAATGCCGATCATCTGTCGTGGGTGATCTATAATTGCGGGGCCAACATCGCGGCGAACTTGCCGGCCCCGACGACGGGGCCACCGGCCACGATGCCGCTCGGCTGGATGACGAAGCTGAAAAGCGTCGGTGCCGGCATCATCACATTGACGCCGACCGGGGGTGCGACGTTCAACGGCGCGTCGACGCCGATCGCGCTCTATACCGGCGACGCCGCGGAAATTTTCTCGCAGGGCACGGTCGATTATGTGGTGCTGGTGTTCCGCGCTGCGGCGCTGCTCGGCAACGATGGCCGTGGCGGCAAGCTGGCCTATGTCTCGGCGACGGCGCTGTCATTCAAGCCGTTCAACGGCAGTTATATCCGGCTCAATAAGGTGCTGCGGCCGATCCCGATCGCCGGCATCACCGGGCTCGCCAATACCGGCGTCTATGTGAACGGCGTCGCGGCGCAGAACCTCGCCGCCAATCAAACCTATTTGGTCTATGTGTTCGACAATGGCGGCGTGCCGACAGCCGATTTCTGCACCGGCACCACGCATGCGCCGAGCGCGACGCCCGGCAACGAAGGCACCGAAGTCAAATTCCTATCCGGCAGCGAGGACCCGACGCGCACGCTGCTCGGCATGTGCCGCACCAATGCGTCGTCGCAATTCTTTGAGGACGGCCTCGGCCAATTCGGCGTGGCGACCTGGAATAATCGCCGATCGCGTTTGCTGCCGGGCCAGAGCGCCGGAACGATCGGGGGCGTCAGCATGACGACGCCGACGCCGCAGGGCGGCGGCCAGTTAGCCTGTTGTGTGTGGGGCGGCGAGTATCCGCAGATTTGGTCGAGCGGCATCATGCTGATCGATACCACCGGAGCGACGATTCTCTACAACGTCGAAGCCAACACCAATGTGAACAATTTGATGTTTGCGGTGTCGCCGCGCGTCGCCGCGGCGTCCGGCGGTGCCAGCATGTATCAGCCCGCCACCGGCATGACCTACGCGGGCGCGTCGCAGGCCTATATCACCGAGGGCTTCAACACCTTCAACCATGTGGCATGGGTGAACACCGGCACCGGGGCGTTCAACATGACCATCGGTGGCATGGCGTTGATATAAGCCGATGGCCGGCTTCCCCACATTCCAGGGCAACGCTTTCCAACCGAACGCCTTCCAGGCCGGCTCGAATCTCGTTGCGGGGGCCTACGCGCTCGGCGCGCCGTCGTTTGACAAGCCGACGCTCGGCGAGAATTTTCATCTAACCGCTGCGGCCTACGCGCTCGGTTCGCCGAGCTTCGCCGCACCGCCGATCACGATTTCGCAAAATATTCTGCACCCGGCACCGCTGTCGCTCGGCTCGCCGATCTTCGCTGCGCCGTTCATCAGCAGCTTTCAATTTCTCACGGCGAAAGGCTTTGCGGTCGTCGGGCCGGATTTCTCCTCGCCGGCGATCATCACGCAACAGCAAGTGTTTTTCGCCAACCGCTTCGACGTCGAGCCGCTGGCGTGGGACAAGGTCAGCTACGAGCACAACTACACCTTTTCCACGGTCGATTATGTCCTCGCATCGCCGTCCTACGCGCCGCCAAATCCGCCGGCCACGGTGCAGATCGTTTTCGGCGGTGTCGACTTTGTGCTCGGCGCGCCCGACTTCGCCTATCCGCGACTGACGGCGACGATCCCGGCCCATACCTACTATCCGCCGAGCTACTTCACGCAAGTGCAGCAAGCGACCAACATTTTGAATGGCGTGCTCGATCATTTGCAGGCCGCGATTCCGAATGTCGTCAATCAGCAAACCAACACTGTGCGCGCGCTGATCTTCGCCATGCGCGCCAATGCCGACGCCGAAATCCGCGGCACCACGCTCGGCACCGATCTGGCGGCGATCTATCAGGCGGCCAATGCAGCCGGCGCCAGCTATGCCGGGCTTGAGGCGACGCGCGCCTATATCGTTTCGCAGGCCGGTGGCACGCCGAACGCGATGACGTCGCTCGTGATCAATTGCGCGCTCAATATGACGCTGGCGGCCGAGTGCCAAGCGATCACGCGGATGACGTTTTCGAACCGCGACGACGCTTCGACCATGCTGGCGAATGTCAGCGCGATGTTTGAGCAAGCCAAGCAAGTCGCATCGCTGGTCGACGATCCGTCGATCTATGAGGCGGTGATCGCGCTCGGCGGCGCGACGGCGAACTATCTCGCGCAACAGCAAATCCAATTGCCGCGGTTCATGGCGTTCGATGCCAAGGCCGCGTTCCCGTCGCTTTATCTGGCGCAGCGCATCTATGCCGATCCGACGCGCTATGCCGAAATCGAAGCCGAGAACGGCGTGGTCAATCCGGTGTTCTGTCCGGCGCAACTGCGGGTGCTGTCGAATGGCGGATATTAGAATCGTTTCATCGGCGACGCTGGCCGAGACGGTAGCCGATTGGTCGCTGTTGCCAGACGGCACGCTCGACGAATCGGAAGAACTGGCGAACTACGCGCGCGTCGCGCTGATGACCGACGCCACCGCTTTGCCGACCGACGTGCTGCCCGATCCCGATAGCGACGATCGCCTCGGTTGGTGGGGCGACATGGATGCGCAAACGATCTGGAACGGCTGGCCGATCGGCTGCAAAAACTGGCTGCTCCGTCGCGCCAAGATTTCCGATCCGAATTCGGCCGAGGGCGACACCGTCGTGCGCGCGCAGAATTACACGCAAGCGGCGCTGCAGCCGATGGTCAGCTTGGGCATGTGCTCGATGATCGAGGTCTATGCCTACCGCGCGTCCGACGTCGACAACACCGCGCGCATCGATCAGATCAACGTGCTGGCGCGCATCTATCGCGGGTCGCTGCCCGAAATCGATTTGCTGTTTCAAGACTTGTGGCAGGACATGATGATCACGCCAATCCGCAATCAATGGGGCTACCGCGGGACGCCGCAATTGTTGCCGCCGTCAATGCCGCCGTCCGGCATCGTCACGCCGCCGACGCCATCGTCGAGAAGGCCGCGCTAGATGCCTTGGTCAACACCCACGCTGACACAATGCCGGCAAATGGTCCGTGACGACGTGACCACGGCGCTGCAGGGCGCGTCGCTGATCGGCAACACCGTGTTGCGCGTCATGTCCGACGTGACGGCCGGCATGGGCGCTTTGGTGCTGCGCTACATCGATTGGCTGTCGCTCATGCTGTTGCCGGACACGGCGCAAGATGAGTGGCTCGACCGGCAAGGCACGCTGTGGCTCGTGAATGCCGATGGATCGAAGGGCCGCAAGGCGCCGGCCCCGGCGCAAGGCACGGTCGGCTTCACCGGCACGCCGGGCGTGGTGATCCCCGAGGGCCTGCAGCTATCCACGGGCGGCGTCGTCTATGAGACGCTCGACACCACGACCTTGGCCGATACCTCGCTGCAGCCGACGCAGGCGACGGTGCGCGCCATCACCGCCGGGGCGGTCGGTAACCAGGTCCCCGGCACGCCGCTGACCTTGGGGCTGCCGATCGGCGGCGTCGATTCCGCGGCGACCGTGATCGATCTGCGCGGCGGCACCGATCAGGAAACCGATGACGAATTGCGCGCGCGCATCCTGCAGCGCATCCAGCAGCCGCCGATGGGCGGCGACGCCGACGACTATGTGGCTTGGGCCGAGTCGATCCCGAGCGTGACGCGGGCGTGGTGCGCGCCGCGCGAAATGGGCATGGGCACCGTGACCGTGCGGTTCATGTGCGACGCGCTGCGCGCCGATACCGGCGGCTTCCCGAACGATGCGGATGTGCAAGTCGTCTATAATTATCTCGACCCGCTGCGGCCGGTCGCGGTGCGCGATTTCTTTGTCATGGCGCCGGTCCCCGAGCCGATCGATTTCGGGCTGTCGCTGACTTACGACTCGCTGACCTTGCGCGGCCAAGTCGCCGACAGCGTGTCGGCGATGCTCGCCGAGCGCGGCCAGCCGGCGCATGCCGTCGCCGGCCAGCTTGTCGCCGGCACCACGATCAAGGCGGCGTGGGTGTCGGAAGCGATCGGCCGCGTCACCGACGATTTCGAATTGACGATGGATGATCACCCGATGCCGCACAACGGCGCGCTGCCAGTGCTCGGCACCATCACGTATCCGATCCCATAAAAATGGCCGACACCTCGACGCCGATGCCGCAGGACCGTCACGTCCGGCGCGGCCAAGACGAATATCAGTTCGCGTTGTCGGCGCTGTTGCCGCATGGCATCGCGTGGCCGCGCTGGCCGACTACGGTGCAGCAAGCCGTCGTCCGCGGGCTCGCCGGCATTTGGGGCTATATCGACGGCCGCGCCGCCGATCTGTTGGAACGCGAGAGCGATCCGCGGCTGACGGTCGAAATGCTCGACTCGTGGGAAAAGGCGTGGGGCCTGCCCGACCCGTGCCTGCACAATCAGCAGCAAACCATCGGCCAGCGGCAACAAGCGCTGGTCTTGAAGATGACGCTGCTCGGCGCGCAGTCGCGCGCGTTCATGATCAGCGTCGCCGCGCAACTCGGCTACAGCGGCGTCACCATCACCGAATATCGGCCGTTCATGGTCGGGCTCGATCGCTGCGGCGATAACCGGATTTACGATCCGGTCGCCGGCACGCTGTCGGATTGGCCGTGCCAGATCGGCAAGCCCGACATGCGGTTCGCTTGGACCATGCACGTCGGCCAACGCGCGCTGACGTGGTTTCGCTCGGCCAAAGGCCAAGCCGGCATCGATCCGCATCTGACGATCGATCTGCCGACCGATCTGATTTGCAAAATTCAGACGATCGCACCCGGGCACACCGACGTGATTTTCGATCTGACGTCGACCACCGCACCCGGCGACCCGATGGAAGGGACGCCCTAAGCGCGCCGCTTTGAATCAGATTTGCGGCGCGTTGCGCGGAGTCTGTCGGGATGCGCGCGATTGTATTTGAACACACGACGTAGCGCCATCGCCGCAAACTTTGCCGGGTTTTTGTTTTTGTAACGCGCCATCGCTCGCCGCCAGCGAGACGGATCGCGAGCATAGTCGGCGCGGCGTTTGTCGTTTTCACAATCTCTGCATGTGCCTTGGCGTGTTGGCCGACTCCAAAGCCGACTCGGCGGGGTGCGCTTGTCCGGCCGAAAAGCGGCGAGCGGCTTCCGTTTGCCGCAGTGCTTGCACAGTTTCTTCATGAGGGACTCTGTCAATGAGATATTCGCAACCATTCGGCACGCCGCAGCCGCCGCTCGGCGAGTATCCTAGATTCATAAATGGCGATCCAGTCACCGGCACCGAGGGCTCGATCCCGCCGAACACCGCATTCGACGAGGACCAAATCGAAATCGTCACGGTGATCACCAATGCCGGGCTCGTGCCGGATCACGGCGACCTGACGCAGCTTTGGCAAGCGCTGCAGATTTTATTTGGTGAGCAATACATCACGACGGCGATCACCAAGACGGTGCATGGCTCGGGTGCCGACTTCCCCGATCTGATTCACGCGATGGCGTGGGCCGCGAACTATACGATCACGCAAACCGGCTCGCTGACGTTCATGGTCGCCGCCGGCAAATGGACCTACACGCAAACCGTAGAAATCGATCATCCGCAGGCGCATCGCATTTCGATCCAAGGTGGCGCGCTGCTCGGCGGTACGCCGCAGCCGGGCAATATCAGCGTCACCGGCTATTACTCGGCGACTGATGGCAGCAATCAGATCATCTATCTGCGCTCGGTGCACGCGACCGAATTGTCGTTTACCGGCGGCGTCAACGCCTTTTTGTTCCTCACAGCCGGTTGCATCCTGCGCTATTTGCTGATCACCGGATCGCAGACGGTGGCCGCGCCGCCGACCGGCAGCAACATTTTTCAGGGTTGCGGCATCTATGCGACCGCCGATCCCTATCTCGACGGCTGCTCATTTTGGGGTTTTGGCAACTACGGCATCTATTGTCACGGCTGCAATTTGTATCTGCCGACGTCGCTGTCATTGACGATCTGTTTTTGCAATATCGGCATGCAGATGATGGCCGCCAGCCTGCAGCAAGCGCAAGCCGCTTACAGCATCATCGCGTCATGCAACGGTGCAGGCCTTGCCGCCTCTGGCGGCACAATCGTGTTCGGCATTTTGTCGGCCAAGGGCCACAATCCGGGCGCCAACAACGGCAGCATCGAATGCCTGCAGGGCTCGCACGTTTCTTGTCAGATCGGCAGCGAAGTCAAGACGTGCAACACCGCTGGCGTCATCGTCGTCGGCGGCGCGGACTTCCTCGGCAACGGCATGACCGTGAGCAATATCAATGGTTGGGGGCTGAACTGTTGGGGCAATTGCACGTGCTGGTCGAATAGCTCGACCTTCTCCAACAACACCTACGGATCGGCTCACGCATCGGCTGCCGCTTACATCGAAGTCATCGGCTCGTCGCTCGGCGCTGGCTCGTCAGGCGCAACCGTGCCGCCCGTCAACACGATGGATCAGACTGGCGCTTATATCAGCCATTGAGGAGACACGAATGGCCGAACCCGAGCAGCACGACGTTCCACCGCAGACGCAGCCCACGCTTCCCGGCTCGCAAGATCGCACTTGCACATTGTGCGGCGGGCTGTGGCAGCGGTCGCTCGGCCTGCCGCCGGTCCATACACCGGGCCCGCACACCGATGCCGATTGGGCGGCATGGGCATCCGCCAACGGCAAGACCGACCCCGTCGCACGCTGGCAATGAGCACGGCCAATCAGAACCCGCTCTATCCCCGCGACGCCGCTCTAACGCCGGACCAAATGGCCGCGATGGCGCGTGCCACCTCGATGGTGCGCGCGCAGTCGCCCGGCGAACTCATGTGCCAAATCGACAACGTGTCGAGCGACGACGTCGGCTATGACCACACGCACGACTATGCGACGTGCATGGCCTTCCGCGAGCAACACGTCATCGGCGATAGCGACCCGTGGACGTTTTGGGAATTGGCCGACGTGTGGGCCGAACAACAGCCGGCCCAGGTGCCGCCGCCGCCAGGGCCACCGCCGCCGATCGGCTGGAATTCCGTCGCGCGCATCAATCCCGGCGGCATTTCGCAGATGGACAATTTCGGCCAAGCGTCGAGCACGACGTTTGCGGTGCGGATCGAGCCGGCGCAATTGGTCATGGCGGCGGGCTCGCAATTGCGCGTGACGTTCTGCGGCCAGATGATTTTCAGCGACGTCTATATCGGCCGCGGCGGCGGCCTCGACAGCAACGGCAATGCCAATCCGTGGATTCAACAAGAGGCGTTGCATCTGACGTTCGGCGGCCAGAATCAGGCGACCATTCCGCGGCCGACCGGCTTCGCTGCGGTCGACGGTTTCGAGGGCTACGATCTGGCAAGCGACCCGCTGCCGCAGCCGCTCGATTTTTCGCAGGGCGTCATCGTGTCGTTCTACATGGCGGCGCTCGGGCCGCCGCCGTCGCCGTTCACCAACTACGTCACGCGGCGCATGATCGAGCCGGGATGGACGTGCCGCAATGCCGGTGGCAATCTGTCAAACGTGCTCGACAAGAGCGGATGGGGCGCGAGCGGCGCCGAGGATATTGCCGTCCTAATGATCGAAAGTCTGTATCCATGAGCACCGACAAACTGTTCGGAAGCTACGTCAACGCGGTGTCGGAAATGCTGGTCGAGCTACGGCTCGCGCAGCATTCGGCCGATGCGCACAAGATCGAGGTCGCCATCATGAAGCTCTACACGCACAACTGCGCGATGCGCGAGCAACTCGGCATGGGGCCTTATACGCACCAACTGCAGGCCTGACGCTTTTCAAACAACGCGATCAAACAAACAGCGGCCCCGGCATTGCCGGGGCCTTTTTTTATTGCCTATGGAACCGATTATAAAGATTTTTTTACAACCGCATTGCTTTTGCCAAGCGACACTTGCAATAATACCTCCCGGATTTGGAAAATCTGAATACCTGCCTTGTGCAGTTTCACCAGCGGTCGCCGCCGTTGGCTTTGACGTCGTGTGTTTGTTTGGTCGCGATGGCTTCCAAACAGATAGGTCGCGTTCTATGAAAAACGTGCCTATTCCAGGTCGCATGCGTTTTCTGCCACGGGACAAGCGCGGCTTGCCGATTCCGACCGTCGTGCTGCGCGACACCGATGGCACTCCGCATTTCACCATCAACGACGATGAACGGCGCCGCTATGTGCTGCGCACTGATCGCTGCGGCATCTGCAATCATGCGCTATCGCGCGGGCGCTGGTATGTCGGCGGCCCGGCCTCGGCGTTCGATCCGCGCGGCGCCTATGTCGACCCGCCGATGCACCACGAATGCGCCGCCTATGCCTTGCAAGTCTGCCCGTATCTGGCGGCGCCGCACTATGGGCGCCTGATCGATGGCGCGACGCTCGACCCGACCAAGGCGCCCGGGCCGATCGTGCTCGACGCCGCGGTCGACAATAGCCGAGCGGACTTTTTCGTCGCCGCGATGGCGCTCGGCCACACCATCACGCCAGACGGCTACATCATTCCGAAAAAGCCGTTCCGCCGTGTCGAGTTTTGGAAAGATGGCCAGCGGCTCGCCATCCGCCGCGGCGACGTCGTGGTCAAGCAGGATTTCAACCAAGCGACCAAGCTGCGCGATTTCCTCGCGGGGGTGCGCTGATGGGCTATGCGTTCGCCATCGGCAATTGCGCCGGCTGCGGCCAGCCGTTCGGGTTCAATCCGATGCGGGTGCCGAGCATCAGCATCAAGGGCGCGCGCGAACCGATCTGCCGCACATGCGTCGAGCGCGCCAACCCGATGCGGATCGCCAACGGCCTGCAGCCGATCGAGCCGCTGCCCGACGCTTACGAGCCTTGTGATGAGGGGGAGTTGGGTCAATGAGCACGCTCTATCCTTCCCGCTACAGCATCAATGCCAGCATGCCGCCGCGCGGTTACAAGCTGCTCGGCGCGGTCGCGCTCGCCGGCCTGATCGCGGCGCTGATCGTGAACAACAGCGCACCGCCGGCACCGCCGAAGGTCGAGGCCGCCAAGGTGATCGCGCCGGTATTGCCGCGGATCGCCGCTGTGGTGCCGGTCGACAAACCGATCGCGGCGCCCGCGCCGGTCGATCAGCCGCCGCCCAAGATCGTCAAGACCACGGTCGAGGTCGTGGCGCCACCGCCGGCAGCCGAGCCCGAGCCGGCGCCCGTGATCGAGCATCCGCACCGTGACCGGGTTGCCGACCTGGACATCTGCGCCCGGCACGGGCTGCACAAGATCATCACCCGCAACGGTCGCGGGTGGCGATGCCGCTAAAGAAAAGTTCATGAAGGGAGGAAACCACCATGCCGAAATCAAGGGCGACAAGGCAGCGAGCGAAAGAACACGATCGGATCATCGGCACGCGATTGCGCGGCATGCGCTTGGCTGCCGGAATGTCGCAGGGCGACCTCGGCGAGGCGCTCGGCGTCACGTTCCAGCAAATCCAAAAATATGAGAATGGCGTCAATCGCGTCAGCGGCTCGGCATTGCTGACGCTATGCAATGTGCTCAAGACGACGCCCGACAATTTGCTCGGCGCCAAGCTCAACGGCAAAGTGTCGAACAGCATCACCGCGGTCGATCTGCTCGATGATCCGGCCATATATCGCGCCCTTGAGGCGCTGCGCGCGCTGCCGGCAGAACGGCGCTCGGCCGTTGCCCGCGCCATGATGGCTTTGACGGCGGCCTTTGCGTAATGCGCGGCACAATGGTGATCTTCCCGCCGGGCGGGATTAGCCACATTCCCGAGGTCCGCGCCCTCGATCGCGCGCCGACGCTTGACGAAATGCAGGCCGCGGTCGGCGGCGATATTGAAAACGTGCAAGGCTTTTCGTCGATCGGTTACGACGGCGTCGTCATGAAATGCGTCGCGCTCTGCAACGAGAACGGCAAGCGCGAGCGGCTGCCGATCAATCAAGGGGCGACGATCGCGTGGGACCAAGCGCGGCGGCGCCGGGGCCTTGGCCTGCGCGACGCCCGTGGCGAATTCACCGAGTGCCTCGTCGGCCCGGTCGTCGTGCTGTTCGGCGACCGGGCGTTCATGGGGTCGCTATGACCTACACGCCCGGGCCCGGCCGCATCATGATCCAGGTCCTCGCCGATCTGCCCGAGCAACTTGGCAAGGAATTCGTGCAGCACATTCGCGACTTCGACGCCAAGCACATCACCGAGGATTGTCGATTGCAG